AAGAATATCCTATTACTGGCGGGAGTGTTACCATCAACACCGCTACGGAAATGGTGGTGACACCCCAACAGGTAAACCGCATCTGTAAGCTGCTTCGTGACCCCAAAGAACATGACAGGGCTGTTGTAACGGCCAAAGCCATGAAAGAACGTCTGGAGAAACAGATGACCAAAAGACACCTATAATTATGGCAAAGTACGAATTAAGAACTACCACCTGGTATGAAGACAATGAGGAAGCTGCCGATGCACAGCAACAGCAGGCTTTCGTAGAGGATTGGGCAAAGAGCTGCATCGAGCACTGGCACCGCTCAAAAGTCCACATGATAATTAGTGAGGGGGATAAGAGCCAGCGTTACACCTGTGATGCCGACGGAGGCCCGACAGCCGGCACCGACATTCAGATCAAGCGACCTATCCACCGCTGGCCATGGATGAAAGCATCAGAGCTACCTCCGACGGTAGGTGATTGCGTTGCTGTCTATACAGAAGAGGATGACACCATCCGTTACGGAAAGTTTGTCAGTAACGACCATATCAAGAGCAAAGGCATCAAGGCCCCATTCTTCCATGTCTGGGACTATGAAGGTGCTGAAGAAATTATCTGTGAGCCGGAGTTTGAGAAAGTATGGTGGCGCACAGTAGAGAAACCTATCATCAAGTAATCATTATGAAGAGAGTAAAGACTATTTGCTTCTGGACGTTCAACATCCTGCTTATCGTCGGACTGTTGGCTATATCGGTGGCAGCCTATATCAAGGGCGACTCCTATCACACCATTCGCGACCTACTCTATTTCCTGATTATCCTGTCAAACTTTGCTTTCAGAGTTTGGAACAGACGGCTGAAGCAAGAGAATGAATCACTTTACGAGGGTGGTAAAGTGCTGGTAGAGCAGAATGCGAAGCTGACCAGGAAACTCACTGAAATGCAAGATCCATTCCGTTACATTCCCATGATTCAGATTAACGGTCAGCGTGTCCGTATGGAAACCCTTAGAAGTACGATGAAGAGAGAAAAGTCATTTCTGACGGGATTTGACGAAATGGAGCGTAACCGTCGCCTTCACTACATGGAAACGCTGGCCAAACAGGAACTCATGGAAAGCATCAGAGACACCGAGCTGGTAGAGATTCACCACAACTTCGAGGATGTTCACCAGGACACTGTGACTGCTGAGATCATCGTCGGTGTAAAGAGTGACAAACCTATTGAGGAAATCATCAATTCATAAATTTATGAAGAATAGAAATTACAAGCGAATATATCGCCCTGGCACTCTGATGAGAATACAGGGAAGCAACTGTGTGTTTATGTCTCTCGGACTGAATCCAAGAAACAATAAGCAGATCTTTTCCTTTAATGGCATTGACATCGTAGAGCGCAAGGCTGTAACCCGTGCAGATGGTCGCGCACGTCCTGCTAACAAATGGGAACAAAACACCTATTGGACCGTGATGAAAGAAATCATCGACAAAACGCCATCATTACACTTTAATCCTCACGATGCGCTAAAACTTCGTGCTTACATGGACGTAAACAGTCAGGATTTTAAGGATGAACTGGCCAAGGGAAAGACTCATGCTGTCTGGAATCACCACGAACACGAATATCCATTCAGCGGCACTCTCGAAGAATGCAAAGCATATTGCGATGAACATGACCCAATGGGCATAGATATGTGTGTTATACCATAAATATACATCAGCATGGATAAGATTGTCAAAGTCATTATGGTTATCGCCTTCCTGGTTATTCTGGCAGTAGTCTTGCAACACTGCGAAGAATACGACCTCGAACATGACGGCTTCGAGATTGTAGAGGAATACAACACCTACTGCATAACAAAAAAGAATGGGCATCTCTATATGGCTTCACGCCCAGGGCTATATAGCAACTGGACTTACGAGCACTATGCTAATTGTCCCTGTAAGAAAACTCATTAACTCATAAATTCATAAAATTATGGCATGTGATTGCGTAAAAAACTTCAACAAGTTACTAAAAGAAAAGTACAATGAGACAGCCACCGTGAATTGCGAAGTGCTGTCTGGTAGAGTGATCGTAAACGGCATTTATCATAAGCCCAAGTTCAAAGGCAAGCCAGGTGAATATCAGCAGAAGTGGGACGAAGTGATGCTCTGGCCAAAATACTGCCCATTCTGCGGTAAGCCCTACGATATTAAGGAAATCTACGGCAAAGACGCTGTAGAGATAAAAGAAAACCTGATATGTACTCAGGTAACACTTAATGATTAGGCCTATGACGAAGATGATCAACAATACCCAAAAGAGTACAGCCTTGCATTTCGTTTTCATGGTGTTCAAGTCTCAGCCATGCTACCTGTTAGCTCTCTAAAAGAAAATAGAGTAGATTTTGATCACATAGAATGTGACGATGACCTGTTAGCATCATTTGAAGATTTGTTTATTAGCACGAATTTTCTTCATCAGCCCATCATAGATCTCTGCAAAAAACATTGGAATGAAGTAGAGGGAAAAGAGTCAGAATATAACTTCGATGGCACCCGTCATCCATAAAGCTATGGCAAAAGAAAAAGTATATCATAAGCACGAAATTCTGTGCGAACTGTCAGAAGAAAAAGGCAAGGCTTTCGCCATGAAACTAACTGCTGTTAGCATGGATAAAACAAACAGTATCAAACTCCGATTCAAGAGTTATAAAGAGCTGAAAGGACTGGCACAATACATCCTCAGTCTGGCATACGACCTGAAACATCCTAACGATGACATCTATCTGAAGGATATATCAGGACAGAAGATAGTCAAAGACTCAGACGGCGTTACACATATTTACCCTAATAAGTATGGCAAAGATTCACGATAGATTATGGAACAAATATATCATCTTTACATCACCCACGAATGCGGTCACAAATGCCCGCTATGTTGCAACAGACTCTATGACATAGACAAACTGCCTGTGATTACAGTAGAGGATCTGAAACAAGCTCATACGGTTTGCCTCACTGGTGGCGATCCGTTCTATCTACTAAGAGAGGAATTGATTTCCATTGTTGACAGACTTCGCATCCACTATAAGAACATCCAAAGAATCTACATCTACACCAGTGGAAAGATGCTATGGATAGAAGGTGCATATTCTCATTGGCACGAGCTAATGCAGTCTGTCAGTGGTATCAATGTTGCCCCGAAAGATTATAACGATTGGGACAGACTCGACTATCTGCTTCAGCAACCGAAATGGTTAGAAATGACAGCACAGTCAGGAATGTCTAATCGCCTATATATATTTGATGACCAGTGGGACACATGGAACACCATCAGCAAGGATATCACGCTACCGGCGACATGGCAAATTATAGGGCGCAAATGGGATAAGGAGTTTAAGACTCCAGAAAATGAGCACTTTGTAAGACTACCTTTATTATACTGATTATGGCAAAGTACGCTTACTTCAATTTGAACCCAAAGGGCTTACGCACATCAGACTGTGTAATTCGCGCCTTTTCCTATTTCTTAGGAATGGGATGGCGCGAAGCCTTTATTGATCTCTTTACTTGGTGTGCCGACAGGGGAATTGTTACATTCAACTACAGAAGCACATATTATCAATACCTCAAAGAAAAGGGCTACCCCAAACACAAAGCTCCACGAAAAGGTATAACAGTCGCTCAGTTTGCCGACGAATACGCCAAGGAGAAAATGGTCTATATCCTTCAAGGTAAACGGCACCTGACCATCATCAGTGATAAATGTATATTCGACATCGGCAACTGTTCAGAAATGATTGTCGATACCTATTGGGAAAGATAATAAATTCAGTAACTTATGCAAAAAGAAACTACACCATTTTATCCGAAACCATATCTGGAAATTGGTCGTAAAACTTATGGAGAGCTGGAGGAAATCTATAAAGAATGGGATTATCAGTATAAGCCAGAATGCTCCAGTTTCCTGAGTGTAGTTAATAATGTTGGATGGCATATTAACGACTTCGTTAAGTACCTGTTAGAAATTCGAGCCAAAGCATACTATTCACAAAATCATACAGAATGTGACTACGGGTTTAAGGTCCTGGCATGTCTGATATATATTGCCATACACGAAAAGATAGAAACACCCTTTGATCATGTGATAAACAGTGATAAGGATTTCGAGTGGAAGTTGAACAATTTATTTGAAAAGAAATGAAGATAGAATATAAAACCCCATTCAGGAAGTACACCAACGATTACGAGGCGTGGAATATAGAGTGTCATCCGCAATCGGAATTTCTGAGAAGCGTAGATAACGTGCTCTGTGCGTTACCTGGTGAGACTATTGCCATTATGCACCATGACATAGTTGTACTGTATGTGGAGGATCTACGAAATCTGGATAGGCTGGAAAAAGAAATGGGACTGACACAATGCCACAAAGAAGGTGAAGTGACATTGAATGATCTGAAAGCGCGAAAGATAAACCCTGAGACACAGGCCATGTTTGAGCGCACAATGGAGCTTTGGCATGGAAACATATTAGTGCATCAAAGAAGAATGTCCATGGAAGAGGAACGCGAATACGAGGCTATGAACATGACTCACGACGGCAACGATCCCAAAAGCTCTGAGCAAATGTTGGATGACGCAAGAATGTATATCGAGAAGCACGTCTATACCGATGAACAATGGGAGCGTTACCTACTGCCAGCCATCAATAAAATGCTGGAGTATAATGCAAACTTTGAGCGTTGGTACCCAGGTTATTTGATACGTAAAAAAGACAGTACGGAAATGGCCATCGTAGAATACGACTACGCCACGGCTTTCGGTCATCTATGCGGTAGGGAGTGCAGAGACTTTACAAACCTCTCGCTCTGCCTGCTGGATGCCAAAAAGAACATTACAGGAACGATAGCATGGAGAGATTACAGCGGCTACGAATTGATGGATAAGTGGCATACAGAAGAGTACATTGCCAAAATAAGGGCATGGTATAAGAAACATAACTCACAGCCTCCATACCATCTGAGCGATAAAATGATTAACTTGTTTTACTGAAACATGAATTGGAAGAAAATCATCTGTTCAGTGGTAGGTCATAGGTATGTTCCACTTACGAGAATTGATCCATACAAACCTAAAAAGGAAAGGTACTACTATCAATGTACCCGCTGTGGTCATCGTACCATCTTCAAACGCATACAAGATGAAATTGTAAATAGAGTATTAACAGACAATATCTATAAAACATTATGACAAATACATTAAACTTTTACGACGAACCGCTGAAGGGGCGCATCATCAGCTCCGGCATTACCATGCCTGTGAAGAAAATTCTGGAAGATGGACGTGTGCTGCTGGAAGGCATGGGAGAGCCATTATCCCCTGACGAAGTGGAACTGATAGACAATATAGACTATGATCAGTATCGCCCTCAATTTGCTGGAAAAGCCATGCAAGCCATCCTGAATGCCTGCTGCATCAATACACAACTCCTGGAACAAATGCACCAAAGAGCATATCGAGAGGGATTCAAGACCATGGGGCAGTGTATAGCACAGGATGCAGTCTCATACGCCGATGATCTCATTCTGGCTCTAAAAAAACCTCGTAAACTAAACCCATTAGATTTTAGGTCCAAAGTAAATAAGGAAGAAGAATGAAGAAAATAATACTACACGAAAATCTTTGGTGGTGGGGAAAGAGCTATACCTTCATCTCATCGGACGGCAGGGCGATGGTCAAGCTGTCACTCGATGACGAAATCCCTCGCGCCGGATATATCAATTCGCTCATGGTGTTCGAGACCGACAGACAACAGGGCATTGGTACCGCTCTGATGAAAGAGGTGGAAGCCTTTGCCCGCAAGTTGGACTTGGATAGCATCTATCTCGATGCCAGCAAAGGGACATTCCTTATTGATTGGTATCGCAGACTCGGTTTCAGCATCTACAACGACAACTGCGAACACACCAAAGGCAAGTGTGTAGCTATGTGTAAATGGTTAAAAGAACAGTAATTATGAATACCTATCTAATGGATGAATGCTTCAGGGCGAGGATGCAGCGAAAAAAAGAATTGTTCCCTATCTCTGAGTTCAAGAAAATGCTCGTAGAGGATTTTTCCAAACATGGAATAGTGTTTATACAAAACATCATTCTCAATCCAGACTATGCAGAAAAAATCGTACTTGATCCAACTTGCGGAATACGATTCAATAGTCAGAAGAATCTCAATATCGCCTTACGCTTATTGCGTCGATGGGGATTCAGCATTACGGAAATAAAAGCCAACGAAAACCATTGCGGCTGCTATATCGTACAACTATCAAAAGAATATCTCCGCAATAAAATAGGGAAAGACCAACTCGGAACCATCTACACAGGCATCCGTAGTTATCAGGTCCGCGATGTAAAAAAGAATCATTAACTCATAAATTCATGTTAGAATACTCAATAAACGTCCGAGAAGATGGCAGTGCAGTAATTGCCAGGGACAAATGGAATAAGTCCGAAGATTACGCCATAACAAGCGTAAAACCATTTCTCTTTGAGGTAGGCCAAAAGGTTGTTGACATCTTCAGCAATGTTGTTACCATCAAACAGATTTTCAAGTACCCGCCATCAAAGCCAGGCGGCTGCCCTGAGTGGAACGTGACAGTCATTGAAAACGGCAACACATACCGCTATACAGAGATTGCCGGCATCTTTGTGCGTGAAGTATCGAAAGAGGAACTGGCAGAAATCATTTCCGGCCTGCACATCGTTGTAGAGAAAGGAACCGACGGAAGCGAAATGAAAGTGATTAACCATCCAAACAGAGCCTTCAAACAGCGTGTAAAAGAGCTGCTGCGTATGTATGGGGAAAGCAATAATGACAACATCCACGAAATCAATGCAGCATTAGACCATCTAAAAAGAATAATTTGCCCATGAGCACAGTTACCATCATTGATAAGGAGTCAGGAGCAATGACCAGTTTCGAGGCCGAAGTGAATATACCTGAAAAGATTGCCGATGAGCCTCGTGACTATACTCAGCCAGGAGAATGGGAACCACAAAGTTTCCATGCAACTGGCACCTGCATTTTGAGAGACGCAAGCCCTATATCAAAAATGCTGAAGCAATGGAAGAAACGGGAGCAGCAGAACATAAAGCAGCTACTCTGGGCCGTCACACATGGCTACACCGTACAATTCAAATTCATCGTAAAGGATAAACACGGACGTATGCACCAGGAGTTTTATCAAGTTGACCGTCCCCGCAAACTCAAAGTCCTGCTTCGTGCCATCCGTGTGATTCCTCAGTATATCATTGTTGACCGCAAAGGCGATGCCTTCAGTCTTCGTCATGGCAAATGGCATTACTACGGATCAATACTATACCGTCCTAATCCGAATTGGGAATCAAAGTTAAATTCAGAAGTAGCAAAGACAGCAAAAAAATTGATTGTCACCCAGCTCTACCAAGAGCCTATAAAGACAAACAGTGAGCCACCGATGATAAATATTGCAGAGGTGGAACATACACCGCTCACAGTCGATGATCTGAAGCCTGGTGATGTCATTCATTCAGACGATGGCATGACAGCCACCATCCGTAAAGTTACAGCTGCTGGAGTATATGTATATATAGACGGACTGCGAGACGTTATCATGGAGTGTCAACTTCATCACTGGTTTTTATAAATTCATCAAATTATGAGTAAGCCAAAGATTTTAGCACCTGGTGTTGAGCACTACGAGGACACAGATACCCTTCTGCTCATCCGCTGCCCCAAATGTGGCAAAGAAAACTATGCGCCTAACGTCGCTTTAGGCATCTGCACATGGTGCGGCTACGACGCGCACGAACTAATTAAAAAGTAATAACTATGAGAAGAGAAATTCGATTCAGAGGTAAAGACATCAAGACCGGCGAATGGATAGAAGGATTCTATGCCCCACTCCATATCGCTATGACTGATAACCACGACGAAGTAACTGGCTTCAAAGAGATACCCAGCATTTTCAACGATGAGCCAGGAGAACGTAGCAAAGGCGGCTACTGGCACACCGTAGATCCTAACACCGTCGGGCAATATGTAGGCACCAAGGATAAGACAGGGAAGCGAGTCTATGAGGGTGACATTGTGGATGCCTGGAGTGCTGGAAGCCATACCACTCATGGACTGATAAAATGGGGCATTGATGGTTTCTTCATCAGTAGATGTGGAAAGTATGGACCATTAGCACCATGGAAACTTGCTCCCAGCAGCATACCGAGCGAAGATCTGAAAGACAGTTCGCTGACAGTCATCGGCAATGTCATCGACAACCCAGAACTGCTGCCATGCGAAGATGAATGGAAAAAGTTTTGATTCATAAATTCATTAAATTATGAAAGCGAAGTGTATTATAGGATTGGAAATCGAAGGAGCGAAGTTTGAAGTAGGACAGGTGTACGACTTCGATACGACTATCATCTACGACGATACGCCAATACCAGGCGTAAAACTGGCACGAGGCACCAAGCACCGCCATATCCAATACTCAGCAAGAATGACGTGTGTCATTAGCGGCAGGCCAGTACCAAGCATCGTGTCACTCTTCGATAAGCAATATGCCGAATTACATCCACAGGATGAATTAGGCATTATCAGATTCCCTTTCGAGGATTTCTTTCAGGCGTTGGAAGAGGTAAAGAATGTGCCTACCGCGAAGAGTACATTAGGCTCTATCCCTGATAAGATTATCTTTCCACAATTCAAACCCTCTTTCGAGGACATGGAGAAATGGAAGCACCAGATACTCAATTATCCGAAGCCCTATAAAAAACTGACCATCGAGGTAGAAATGACCTACCCATCCTGCGACATATACGACACAAAGGATATCACGGAGTTCGTTGGCGAGAACATCATGGACTGGCTCAATGCCAACCTCTCAGATGGTGATGACCGCCTGAAGATGTTTCGCCTAAAGGTCACAAACGATGGAAACTCAATAGAAACAAAATGAACGTAGAGCCAAACAATATATATTTAGGCGACTGCCTGGACCTGATGACAGGGATAGCAGACGAAAGCATTGATGCCATCATCTGTGATCTGCCATACCAAGTGCTTCACAAAGACAATCCTAATGCGCAATGGGACCGCATGATTCCGTTCCAGCCACTTTGGGCGCAATATGAACGCATTATTAAGCCCAATGGTGCAATTATACTCTTTGCCCAGGGAATGTTTACCAGCGACCTCATGCAAAGCAATAGGAAGCTCTGGAGATACAATCTGATATGGGATAAAGGACGCGGCACCGGCTTTCTGAATGCCAACCGTATGCCCATGCGCTGCCATGAGGATATTTGTGTGTTCTATAAGCAGCTTCCTGTCTATAACCCTCAGATGGGCATCGGAGAGCCAAAACATTCTCAGGGAAAGTTGGAGCACCCCAGGACTAACAACTGTTACGGACAGTTCAAGACCGGCAGAACGTATGACTACGATAAGCAAATACGCAAGGTGGTCCCTACCCGACCCAACGAGAAATTTCCTCAGAGCATCATCCATATTCAGAAAGAGCATGAGACCACTGTGTTCCATCCGACACAAAAACCCGTGGATCTGCTACGCTACCTGATAAGGACTTATAGCCAAATGGGGGGGGTAATTTTAGACAATACGATGGGGAGCGGCACCACATGTGTAGCGGCCATCATGGAGAAAAGGCAGTATATCGGCATTGAGAAAGACCCCAAGTATTTCAAGGTTGCCGAAAAACGCATCAGAGAAGCAAGCAGACAGCTAACATTAGATTTCGAGATATGAAGAAAGATTGGACTGGAGGCAATGCCTCCGTATTCAAAGGCATCAGTGCCAGCAACCATGCAGAGAGTGAGCGAGTGGCACAAGACTACTACGCCACCGAGCCAAAGGCTACAGAGTGGCTGCTGAAGCTGGAAAAGTTCGACGGTCCCATCCTGGAACCGGCATGTGGAGAGGGGCATATCTCCAAGGTGCTTATCGGGG